GGATTTCCAATGCAAACTGCTCCAAGGCCGCAGGGCATTATGGGCGGATACGGAAGACCACAACAAAATCCTTACGGCGGTGGGATGCAAGGCGGTTACGGCGGTGGTATGAATAGCTATCAGTCACCACAGCAACAGATGCCTCAGCCACAATACCAACCATATCAGAACCCGTATCAACAGCAGCCACAACAATATGGCGGTTATGGCATGGGGCAGAGTCAAGGTGGATTTGGTGGTTACGGCGGAATGTCTAACCCGTATCAACAGCAACAATACCAACAGCCACAGCCGTCACAAAGTTATCCTCCAGCAATGTATTAACCGCTTGAAACCCGAACATTTTATGGTAAATTAATTTTGAGGTCAGCTTTCACTTAACTGTTATTTTTGGTTGAGCGTGCTACCGAATGCGCCACATTCACTGGCTGACCTCACGAGTATCCAAAAAAATACAGGCAACAGTTATACCGCTATGGGTAACCATTACCTGTGCTTTTTGATTGTATAGTTCGCAGACTGTTTTGCTTTCGTATGATCCTAGTTGGTAGTAATCTATCGGCATACCACTAATAAGTTGCATCCAGACTAACGCCCACATAGGTCATTCCTCTTCGTCCCTTGGCATATCGTATCTTCTCTTCATATCAGACACGCCTTTAATTGTTATGCCTAGTATTTCAGATATTTCGTTGTGCGTCATTTTTTTCTTTAAAAGACGATTAACAAACTTAGCTTTCTCTGTCATTTTAATAGTTGCCGCTTCAATTTTCTCTCTCTGCGCTCTTCGCAAAGCTGATACCGACTTAAAGTTTGGTATTAGTTTAGGGTTTTCCTTCATATCTTTTATGTTTTGTGCCACCCATCTATTGCGGTACATCTCCGCTATGTGCGGTTCGTCCATTAATATCTTGTTCACTGCGTATCTCCCTTTCAAACATCACCAGCAATCCTTCAATCTCCTCGACTTGCTGGTATAGCGTAAAACGCTTTCGTGCCTTAGCTTCTGATTTCATAGAGCTAAGGCGGTGTTTTAGTAGTATTTTGATTTCTTTTAGACTGTCATACATGGATTAATCCCACCTAGCACTTCCTTTTAGGACAATAGCATCACCGACAATACCTGTGTCGCACATCTTAGATGCCTCTTCATTAAACGGAAGCCCGATTAGAAGTCCCTCTTCATTAACAATGATTTGGATGTCAGGATCACTTGGTGACCTAACCATCTCAACATTACCACCTACAAGACCTTGAGCCTCTGTTAACGTAGGTCCAGTTTTTTCAAATACATGAATCATTTTATTTCTCCTTTACATGTAATGGGATTATTACCATAAGTTCCCACGATTGTCAAAGATTATCTCTACCTGTTTGACGTTCGTATTCACCGCGAGAAAATGGCCCATCCATAGTGCCAAGCCATTTCTCTGAGCCACTGAGAGACAGAGCGTACTTTCGGATAAGACCCATAGTTTGCGCATCTCTAATTGACTGGCTTATGGTGCTTTCTTTGCCAGAGTTTTTTAGAGAGATAACGCATGGTTCAATTGGTTCTGATTCGAGAATCGCTGTATATAGTCCATCAACACCGCCACCGGGGCTTACGGCACGACCATCGTTTTCCCTCATGCGAACAAAATCAACAATGTGGTTTATTCGATCACGAACCGTTGAAGACATAGCCAAAGAACGAATATCCATAGAGCGATCTTCCAGTAATCCTGTGTTCGGGTTACGGATAAAATGTCTTATCTCACGATTAGCTGGGCCGTTTGATTTCACAACAGCACCATCGAACACGGCATTGCGTGCATAATCTAGTTGCAGATCACGGCAACGCTGACGCCCTGTGCTTTCGTCAACAGACCAGACGGCAAACGCACAACGCACGCCATCAACAATTGCAGACGTACCACGAATAAGATTACGCGCCTGTTCTGGAGTTGTGACAGGTTCACTGTCCCTAATCTTTGCCATGTGATGATTGACCATGACAGTCGCTCCAGTTTCGGTTGCCATCTGTGCAAGTAAGCTCATAAACGCGGCCCCTGCCGCTGGATCAGAGTTCACATCCGCGTGAACGAACGATGCCATAGGGTCAATGATGATCAGCTTCAGAGCTTCCATCTCTAACATCTGGTCATAGATGCGAGAAAACTCTTCGCCCATCAGGTAGGAGTTGTCGAATTTCTGCATGATTGGAAACACACCGCCAAGGTTTGGCAAAGGGAGAACGCGCAATTTGTGTTCGTAGTGCTCACGATACTTATTAGGATCAAGCCTAGAGATACGCCTGTGCATCTCGTCTTTGTCATCCTCCGCAGTAATTAATATTACGTCACCGTGATCCGCAACAAGCCCACCGAATGCGCTCTGCATATCTGCACCAGAGGCAACCTTCATAGCAAGATCAAGCGTCATCATACCTTTACCACTGTCACCAGCCGCCGCGAACACCACTGGAACGCCAAGAGGTATTGTATCACCAATAAGAAAGCTCTGTGTCGGAGCGGAGCCAACAAAGTATTCGTTAATCAACAGGCTACTATCTATCAGGCTGATAGGTTTTTTTACCTTGCTCTCGCTGGTTTTCAGCATCTTCTCAATGTTGAATTCTTCTTCTATTGCATCAGCCGCGTCCCACTTTTCTTCTTTAGAAGCAGGGATTTTAAGCATGAGCGTAGATTTAGCACCAGCTAGTTTTGCTTGAGCCTCAACGATACGAGCCAGCTTCTTGCCAGCCTCATCATTGTCAGGCCACAGGATAACGTCCTTGTTACGCAGATGCGAGAAGTCAAACTTGTGAGCCGTGTTTTCTGACAGCATTCCAGCACCACCGATAGTACAGGTAGCGGCATAGCCAAGGGAGTTAAGAGCATCAGCGCATTTCTCACCTTCGACCCATATGATTTTGTTAGCGTCTAAAATGTTCGGGATATTGTAAAGGGGTCTAGGCTCTGGCACGCCTTGACGACCATTCATGAATTGACGGAATTGTTTTTTAGGTTTCCCGGAGCTATCCCGAACAATTCCTCCGGTTTCGTCCCGGTCATAGTATTTGCGCACGGATACGATAACTACACCGTGCTCGTCTGTGTAGACATATTCGTCCTCGAACGGCGTGCTAGAGCTAATGGATGCCTTTTGTTCGGGTTTTGGTGTATCTGCAACCGCTTGAGGTGCTGTTGCTACGACAAAGCTTTGTGGGTTGTTCGGCTTAACAATGTTTTCAGGAGGCGCAACGTAGTCTTGGTGCATATATTGAGAGAACATCTGAACGCACTCTGACATAGAGTAACCGCGTCCTTCCTTTAAGACCTTAGAGATACCGCCAATACCATCGCCAGATTCAAAGTCTTTTCCCGTAAGGAACCACGGGCTACTCTGGTCAATGTTGATACGCATAGACCTACCAGCCTCACCACGCAGAGAGCCAATAAAGAATTCTTTACCTTTTTGGATGCCTTGTGGGTATGTATCGAACAGTATTTGCAACTGTACCACTCTAGGCACTTCTCTTGAAATACGCTCCGTGATTTCCTTTGTTGTCTTGCCAAAACTTAAAACATTCATTACTTTGCCCCTTAATACCCTACTTCGCTCATTAATGTGGGGTGATGCCGTCCAAGCGCACCTCACATTTTTTTTATGTTTTCCAACAAGTTTCTTTAAACTCACACCACTTGCATAAGAAGAAATCTTTACTTTGAGCAATACGCGGTAGAATGTCACCAGCTTTTGATGCCGTCAATATGTTTACTGCTCTATCGCTCGCCTTTTGAGCAAGATTATGATCATACGGCACAAGCTCGTAATAAACCTCAGAAGTGTTTTTGTTCACTACAGTGAATAATGCAGGGTTCTCATGAAGCTCCATATAAGTCTGATACAGAGCAATTTGAGTTGCGTAAACTGGATTAGCTTTAGCAACTCCATGCCGAACAAATCCCTTGAACTTACTGTCGTTAGCTGACTTGCATTCCCACAGGCTAGGATAATCCATATCCACTGGGCCTGCACAAACAACACCATCAATGTGTCCTTTGATCTCGCCATTAGCTATTGAGAAACCGAACTGCTTGCCGTCCTTGTGCTCTGTGCGTAGGTCAAATCCTGCGTCCCTGAGCCACTTAGCGGCATAGTCTTCAATCTCATGACCAAACTGAAAGATACGCAACGTGCGTGCAGTAAATGCTTTGTTCGGGTCAATCGGATAGTTGAGGTAGCGGTACTGTATTTTCCGCTGACACTCATCACCAATGCTGGACGCACCAATGTAAGCGCGTCTTTCACGCTTTTCTTCGCCTGCCACTATGCCCTTATCTACAGCTTCCTTGATTTGATCCGCTAAAGGATCAGATCTAGAACGGGATTGAAGTAGAGGGCCAAGCGCCTGTTGACTTAAAGTAAGTGTCTTCGAGTTTTCCAATGTCAATCTCCGCTGCTAGACGTTTCGATTCTTGTATTCCAAAAACAAGTGTTTGCACTTGCTCTTCAGTAAGGTCAGAAAATTTTGTATTCCAACCAAACTTCCCTAGTATGAAGGCTAATTCCTTCATAGGTTTTGGGGCTGTATCAACTTCGCTCAATGTATTGTCTCCCTTCCTAATACGCATAAATTCATTATGCTGTTTACTTCTTCTTGATCCGCGTCCTTGTTTTGAAACGCGATATTTAAAAGCTCTTCGCCTTTTACTTCGATAACCGCTGTTCCAAATAGAACTACGTTATCTGCGTCTTGCAGATGGTCAGTAATGATTTCGTTTGCTGACGATTCTATTTCAACCATATCCGTAGGGTCTTTGACAAAGCACACGATGTCATACTCGACTGTTTCGAAATTATCTTTTGACTTCTCAGCGATCATAAGGTGCATTTCAAATCTTGGCATTACGTTCCCTTAGCGGCTAATTCTCCGCCACAAGCTAGATATCCTGAGCCATCAATATAGTTGTCCATATGCTTTGGGTTGGACTTGATACGAGCTACCTTGAGCAAATTCATCATTACAGATACGTCAACGGCGCTTACGTTTATACCAAGATGAATAGACCAGTATTTGCCTATCGTGGAGAAGTTGTCTTCCATGTTTCCATGATCAGCGGCACGATCTTTTGTGACGTATTTTTTTGCCGTGTCTAGTATTTCACATCTTTGCATAATCTTTCCCCGTCAACTTTTTCCAGTTGTCTGCAATCAGTCTATCAATTTGATCACGATTAAAATAGTACCCTAAGCAACAAGCCGCTTTATACTTAGTCCAAGAGAAGTCCATCTCGCTTACTTCCACGCCATTATTACGCAGAAATTCCTTTTGCTTTGGAGTTGCGGCTTGGTTTAGCCAGCGTTTAGACTTGTTTGCAGCCGTGCTGTCTTCGATCTCACGCAGGAAATCATCAGCCGCAGCCATCGCTTGTACCTTCTCACCGATTGAAACCACTCTAGCACGTCCATTCTGAGCCTTTACAATGGCGATCCAGTAATTTCCAACCTTGCCTACCATAGAGAAACCTTGAAATCCTGTAGCCATCATTGCAGTGCCTAAGCCGTAGGGATCAATCCACATAAACGGAGACATCTGCATGAGATCGTATTCGGTCATCTCAAAGTTGTCTAAAACATCTTTAACTTTTTCTTCAAACTCATATTCACAGATTGGACATACGCGAGTATTTAAAGCAACTTCGCTATCACATTCTGGACATATTTTTGTTGGCGCTTCGGCATTTGGGTCTTTGGGTCTTCCATCTAGGTTTGCAGTTTCATCTAAAGCCCCGTGAGTAAGTATAGATGTGCCAAAGTCCATGACAACGCAATCGGTCTTGATGATTTTTGGATATAAATCAGGATCAAGAATGCGTAGACCACGACCAATCATTTGCACCATTGTCCCCTTTTGAGAACACGGGCGGGTCAGGATGATACAGGACACAGGCGGAGCATCAAATCCTTCTGTCAGCACCATAACATTCACAATGACCTGCGTGTCACCAAACTCAAGATCGTGAAGCATCTCAGCGCGTTCGTCTTTTGGTGTTTCTCCAATTACGAAATTGGCTCGGACGCCAGCGCGTAGGAAAGCCTCACAAACGTGTTCAGCGTGTAGGACTGTAGAGCAGAACACAACGGTCTTGCGATCCCCTGCCTTCTCTTTCCATTCTTCTACGATGCGTTCATTGATAACGCGGCGATCCATAATGGCCGCAACCTCTTCCATGTCATATTCTTTGCCACGGCGTGTAACATTGTCGAGTTGATTTTTAAGTCCAAGGTCAACAACGTAGGACGTTGGGCGAACTAAAAAGCCTTCACGGATTAAAGTCGCCAATTCAATCTGGTGTGCGCAATTATTGAATACACTGCGCAAACCTTTGCCATCTCCACGGTTAGGCGTTGCGGTAAAGCCTACGATCTCAGCTTCGTCGTTGTCTTCTCTGACTGCATTAATAACCTTGCGATAAGTGTCAGCCGCCGCATGATGCCCTTCGTCAATTACAACCATGTCAAACAACGGACGATCCCGTAGGTTTCTATCGCGTGACATTGTTTGGATCATTGAGAACACAGCATCGCCATCCCAGTGCTTGACTGTTCCGTTTACGATGCTTGTTGTGATGTAAGGATTAACCTTCTCGAACTTCTCTTTGTTCTGTTTGACTAGCTCGTCACGATGCTGAATGACAAGAATACGCTTGCCTTTCTTGTGACGTTCTCCAACCAGAGCAGAGAGCATGATCGTTTTGCCAGCACCCGTAGGAGCGACAACTAGGGTATTACCGTGTTTGTCTAAGGCTTTACAGGCGTCAGAAACGGCTACCTTTTGGTAAGGACGTAATAGCATAGCTTAATCCAAATACTTAAAATCTGATAGGGGGATGTGAGCAACAGGTTCTACGTCTTGCCAATCACCGCGATCTTTACGTCCACCGACAAATACAGGCCAATCATATTTAAATGATGTGTAGCCTATTTTATCTGTCCACTTGACGACAAGCACACTAGATAAGCCACATGCGTCTTGCAGATTTTTAGCGGCTGAAACTTTGGCAACAGAGAGGATGTAAGTACTGTATCTATTGTGGTTGTTTTTTCGGACTTTTACTTCACAGAACCCTGTAACCGAATCTCCCATCATTAAACAATAATCAAGGTGATATTGCTTAGGCAATTTTGCAAAGCTTAAATTTATCCAATTTCCACAAAACTTTTCAATGACATCTTTCTCATTAAGTAAGTCTTCACTTGTCTCATACGTTGGGCGCATGTGATTTCTCCTATTTGCTAGAATAGAGTGTGTTGGGGGGTTAGCGGCCACGGCCCCCCTATCCGTGTTCTAGCAGGCGCGGAATGGCCCTGCCGCTAGATTATTGTTGCGCCCAAGAAGGTACTGCACCAGATGGCTGTGGAGCCGTTTGCTGTTGTCCTTGTTGCATTCCCGCCGCAGGAGTTGTCTGCGTAGGAATACTGCCTTGGGGCAAGAATTCGCTATTATTTGGCGTAAGAGCAGCCATCAATTGGTTATTGTCTTTATAACCGTTCGTACCCTTCTTAACACCTACTTTCACACAAAGCTCCATGCCGTTCAAGTCCATCATTCCACTGATGTTACGATTTTGTTGAGCTTGTGGTGACACATCCGCAGGGTCAATGTTGCGTGCGCTCTCAACGATTGACTTCAAAGTGCGAAGACCAATCTCTTTAGCTTGCGGCATACCACTTGGCCCAATCTTGTCACCATCAACAAAGACACTGTGCCAGAACTTGCGGCGATCAAATTCACCGCCAACAATGGTAAACTCTAGGTTCATCCACTTAGCAGATGTGCTTGCTGATTTCTTAAACCATTGGCCTTGACCAAACTCAGGAACTTCTACGTCCCCTTGCTGAACAAGCAACACGGCGCGTACTATTGTGCCTACTGGGATAAGAGAGAACTCTTGGTTTTGCGGGTTTGCATCTTCGGGTACGTTATTAAAATTAAGCATTATGCTTCTCCTTCGCTAGAAGTTTGAGTTGTAGGATCGACAAAGATCAATTCCTTGTCGGTTTTGTTAGGGCCAGCAGTCATCTTTTCAATTAACTTTCCAAGATGAGGCTCCTCTAGGACATCAAGTCTGCCAGAACGGTCTTTGGCTGGATAGCCCCATTCGTTCAGAGGTTGACATACAAAGGCACGATATTGCCCATGATCACCTGTCAGGACGGCCATTGTGATTACTTCGTCTACAATACCGGGCAATTCACGACCAGTCTTTGCGCCTTCGATCTGCATATTGTATTGCTTGCGGCCATAATCGTCAGTGACCTCATCCAAGATGCCAACAAAGATTACGTTCTTAGCGCGGATGTGCTGGATGTGTGTAAGCCACGACATCATTTCACGACCATGCAAACCGTATGCGGCACGAGTGTCTAACTTACCAGAGCGATCAGATCGTACTTCTGGCTGTTGTAAGCACCACTGGAAGCACAAACGCCCTGCTACGGTAATCGAGTCCACAAACAGTGTATCGTACTTCTGCCATACCTCTGAGCCATCACCATAGATTGAAGCTACATAATTGTAATGTGATTCGCTGTATGGCTGATCTTCAGCCAAGGATGGATTTGCTCCGCCTAAGAAGCAAGCTAGGTCACGGCAATCTGCCCATGTACGTGGACGAACGACATCGATAGGGTGTCCTTCGATAGCCGCGTCACCAGCTTCTAAATCCATAAACAAAGTTGTCGCTGGGTTTAGAGTGCGAGCCAGCGTGGTTTTACCCACACCGCTTGCGCCACAGACTACAATCTTGTGGCCTTTCTTTTCAGCCATACGCTGATCTGCTGAGATGATTTGCAGAGCCATTATTCGATCTCCTCTACTTTAACTGCGCCAACTGCCACAGTGCGGCATTCTTCAAGCTCTTCCTTGATTGCAGGAGGAGCCGCTGTAAAATTGCGCTCTTCCACAGAAAACGTCAGCTTGCCATAGTGTTGCGCGTTTTCTGGCGACATATTGTTTAGCGTGTCACGCAGCTTGTCTTGATCCCATGTGACTTTCTTGCCCACAGTGACCTTGAGCCTATGGTTGCCTTCTTCGATCTGCGCAGTACCAAAGTCTTTACCATTAGCGCGTAAAACGTCTTTCGCTACTGGTAGAAATGTATCTGATAGCTGTTCTTCAACGTCTTTAAGCTCAATACGCATCTCACCGATAACGTGCTTGAGTTCTTCTCGACGCTCAAATAATTCACGACTTTCCATGTCGATCCCTTTCCGCTTGTTACTAGAGTCCCAACTATAACCATGTGGTGTGGGGAAGTGTCAAGAACTTTTTTTAGATAATTTTTTTTATATTAACTATTGACATCCCACTTAGTATGGGATATAGTGGTATTAACACAGATGAAGGTTTCCTTCTATTTCTCTAATACTCTGAAAGGAGTACGCCATGTCTACTACCATTCCATTCGGGGTCAGCTTTCGCGGAAAGCCTGACTACACCTCCAGTGAAGTTTCACACTTCATTGAGTGTGCTGACAATGTGGGGTCACAGGCTCTACGAGATCAGTACGTTGCTTTTCTCGAAGACTTCTTGTCTGGGAAAATCAAGCCATCAACTCAGGTTGATTTTAATATGTTGTGCTTCTTCTACAGTGATGTGGATAACCGCGCTGACATTGACTATCGTGAGGGTCATTGGGATGATGAGCCTACGATTTTAGCAGGAGGTAAATACTTTGACAGTATTGCCAAGAAGCTAAAGGCGCACATTGCCAAATACAAATAATGATTAGGGGGGGCCTAGCCCCCCTTCTTCGACAACAGAATATCAATCCCCAGACAAGCCTTCATTAACTTCTTCTTCAGCTTAAATTCAGGCGTCTCAACGCCCTTGGCATCGTCAACAATATAATGCCACACGCCATCCTTGTCTTCTCTGCTATAACAGAAGTCAGCAACGTAGGCGCATATCTTCTGATCATTGACCATCAAGTTAAAGCGAATTTGTAGCTCAAGGTCTTTGATCGTTCCCGCACGTTCGAGCGACTTGAGGTATAAGTACCGCTCGCCTTCCCACTTAGAATCAAACTTGATACCTTGGATGGTAACTTTCTTGTTTCCGTATTTGGGTCTTGACCCACGCAGCTTGGGATTATATACATTAGGGAAAGTCATTTATGGGAAGGAAACCTCATGCCAAACCCCGGAAAATATAAGTCCGTAGGCGTATCTATAGAAGCGTATGATAAACTGGTATTTATCGCGGAGCACGAAGATCGTGCTATAGGACGCCAGCTTTCACGTATGATAGAAGAAACCTACGGTGATATTAGCTCTCATGTCAACACAAAGAGCAAAGTCCCGCTACCAATGGCAACGGGAATTGGTGGTCTGTCTTCTGTCTTAGAGGACTAAAGCAGTCCCGCGTTACCCAGTCCGCCTAGAAGTGTGGCTGCATCCGCTGGGTTTTGTCGCGCCCTCTCCCTAAGAG